CCTACATGTCCACAGCCCTATCAACCCAACAACAAAACAGTCTTGACACGTTGAAACAACAACTGTTTGACTATGTGCGCTTGACCTTGGGTGATCAGATCGTGGATCTGGAACTGGATGCCGAACACTACGAAGCTGCCTATCAGAGAACCATTGGTGTGTATCGCCAGCGGGCCCAGAATGCCTATGAAGAAAGCTACACATTCATGGAGCTGGTGGCCAATGTGAACATCTACACCTTGCCGCAAGAAGTGATCACTGTGCGCCAGATCTTCCGCAGGACCTTTGGTGACTCAACAGGTCCCTATGCCAGCAACTTTGATCCATTCAGCCAGGCCAGCATGAACGTTTACTTGATGAACTTCAACGTGGCCGGTGGATTGGCCACCTATGATTTCTACAGCCAGTATGTGGAACTGGCCGGTCGCATGTTTGGTGCCTACATGAACTACACCTGGAATCCTGTGACCAAGAAACTGCAACTGATCCGCGATCCCAAAGGCACCGGCGAGAACGTGTTGCTCTGGACCTACAATCTCAAGCCCGAGTTTAACTTGTTGCAAGACTTCCAGATACAGCAGTGGTTACGCGACTACATGGTGGCCGCCTCCAAGATGATCATAGGTGAAGCACGTGAAAAGTTTGGACAGTACGCTGGGCCACAAGGCGGCAGCCAACTCAACGGCACTGCGCTAAAAACCGAAGCACAGGCCCAGATGGACAGCCTGATCGAACAGCTCAAAAACTACGTGGATGGCAGCCAGCCCATCACGTTCGTCATTGGTTAAACATGTTATTGCTTGCTGGATGTAGTTTTGTTGACAACTCATATCTTCCTAGAGCAATATTCGGTGAAGATATATATTGTCATCACCATGCAAAAATACTAGCCCGCGGAGGTGCCGGCAATGCCTTTATTGCACAAAGCATACTAGACAATCTAACACCCGACGTTGACAAAGTATTTGTGCTTTGGACTGGATTCAGTCGAATTGATATTTCGTTGCCAAAACAAATGGAATATCAAGTTGAAATATACGAATATACCAGTCCGACCCGCGATGCAATTTGGTTCCATTCGGGCGGGTTTGGAGGATCTTGGCGCAGTCACTCTAGATATCCTTATGCCCAGTGGTTGTATGATTATGTAAGTGCTCAATACAAACCCATGGATTGGGATTACCTGGCCACTCAAAATTTAACTGTTATCTCTGGATGCTTAAACACCCTGGACCGACTTGGAATCCAATACAAATTTGGATTTATCTATGACATATTCCAAGACTATTCCGATGACAATACTTCTCTGAGTGGCCCGGTCAGCCGAGACCATCCGTTGCTTAGATTAATACCCTGGGAACACTGCTTGAGTTCCTCGCCCTTTGAATTTTGCAAAGATCGAAATTTATTGGATCCAACAGAATCTACACCTTTTCATCCAAGTGAACAAGGCTATCAAAAATGGTGTGATAGTGTCAAACAAGAAGTGCCGTTTAGATTGATTTAAAATCATCTGCATGCTATAATCTAGCATGAGCTCACTGATGATTGACATAGAAGGCTTGGCCACTGGTCCAGATGCTACTATCTTGACCATTGCCGCACAGAGCTTTGATCCATTTGGTACAGGCTACTACGATCGTTGCTATTATGCCAGGATCACTCTTGAAAGCCAGGAAAATCGCGTCATAGAAGATGGCACAGTGCAGTGGTGGTCAACTCAGAAGGAAGCACAGACCGAAGCATTCATGGAAGAAGGACGTGTGCCCTTGGATCAGGCCCTGGACAGTCTCTACAAGTTGGCCTGGCAACACAAGTTCATCTGGGCCAATGGTCCTACCTATGACATGAACATACTTGAACATGCCTACAAAAGCTATGGCAAGCCCTTGCCCTGGCAGTTTTACAATGTGCGTGATGCCCGAACCATCTACAGTTTATGGCCCGAGTTGCCAAGACCTGCTACCAGCCATCATGCCCTGGAAGACTGCCGCAGGCAGATAGACATGTTGCAGGCCACACTCAGACACCTAAAAGTGCGGGAGATCCGATGATCATTGGAATATGCGGCTTGATTGGTGCCGGCAAAGACACCATGGCAGACTATCTGGTAAACATACATCAGTTCCGCCGAGAAAGTTTTGCCAACACACTAAAAGATGCAGTAAGCGCAGTGTTTGGCTGGGATCGTGACTTGCTGGAAGGTCGTACCAGGCACAGCCGAGAGTGGCGCGAACAGGTAGATGCTTGGTGGGCTGACCGCTTGGGCATGCCTGATCTCACACCGCGTTGGGTGCTACAATACTGGGGCACTGAAGTGGTACGCAGGAGTTTTCACGACGATACCTGGATTGCCAGTCTGGAAAATCGTCTTAGAAAAACCACCGACGACGTGGTGATTTCGGACTGTAGATTCCCCAATGAAATAGGCGCTATCAAGCGGGCTGGGGGACTAGTAATCAGAGTCCATCGTGGTCCAGATCCTGATTGGTACGGATTCGCAGAAATGATAAACCGCGGACCTGAAAAAAATATAGAATGGAGTTGGGCCAAGACTCAGCTGGACAAATTCAACATACATGCCAGCGAAACTGCCTGGATTGGCACTGCTTTTGACGCAGTGATAGACAACAACTCAACCATGGATCACCTGTATGCGCAGATCACAGATCTGGTTCAAGATCTCCAGCTGACCAGGTCAGATCCAGGCGTTTGACCTCCACCGAGCAGTTCTGACATATGGTCTTGAGGTTGCGCATGGCGCTGTTGTTGAGGTTGCCGTCCACATGATACACCATGAGCTGTGCGGCATATTTGCTGCGGAATCCACAGCGATCACAGGTGGTTTTTTTCCGGTAACCTGCTAACCTCCAACGCGGTTCAGACACAGGCACACCACGTGCTTTCTTGATGCACCAGTCACACCTGGTTCTGTAGTGTACAACTCCTGCACGTCGATAGTTCACAGCACACAAGCGTTGATTACAGGCCGGACATTTGGGTCTCATGCTGTATTTACGATCAAAAACCTTTGCAAAGGGATATTGCCGGCACTTTTTTGTGCCAAGACCATAAATATCTTATATTAAAAAAGGAATCGGTTATGGCCTTATTATCCCCAGGTGTACAAGTCAGTGTTATTGACCAAAGCAACTACACTCCTGCTGCTGCAGGCTCCACGCCTTATCTATTGATCGCTACTGCGGAAAACAAGATCTCCGGTGCCGGCACAGGCATAGCACCAGGCACCCTGGCTGCCAACGCCAACAAGGTGTTCTTGATGACCAGCCAGAGAGATATCCTAAGCACGTTTGGCGTGCCTTTTTTCTACAATACTACTTCGGGCACACCGATCAATGGTTACGAACTCAACGAATACGGTTTATTAGCTGGCTACAGTGCGCTGGGTGTGACAAACTTGGCCTACGTGCAACGTGCCGACATAGATCTGGCAGCACTGACAGCCACTCTGAATCGTCCAGTGGGAGCGCCGGCGGCCAACAGCTACTGGTTTGACACCACTAACAGCACCTTTGGTATCAAGGAATGGAATCAGACCACTGCAGCATTTACCAACAAAACTCCTTCAGTGATCACTGACACAGTGTTCCTGGAAACCAGCAGCACAGTGCCCTTGGCCAGTTTTGGCTCCATTGGTGACTATGCTGTCACTGCCACCAGTGTGTACAATCCCATTTACTACAAGCGCAACGGTCCCACCACAGCACAGGCACCTGGCTGGATACAAGACGGTGCCAGCGCCGGCGACCTGTACAACACCTGGGTGTTGTTGGGCTCTGACGAATGGAAAACAGCCTGGCCTACCATACAAGGTACTTTGGCTCCTACCAGCCTCACACAAGGCAACAGTTTCAGCATCAACGATGTGGTAATCACTGTGGCCGCCAGTCCCAACAACACAGTCACACAGCTGGCGACCAGCATCAATGCCGCGCTGAATGCCTTGGGTGTGTACGCAGCCAACATTGGCGGAAAACTCACACTGTACGCTGACAGCACTGCCACCAACGACGGTAGCACAGAAGGCACTGGTGTCATAGCCATCAACAACATTTCTGGCACTCCGCTGGCCACTTTAGGTATCACCGGCGGTGAGTTTGCAGCGCCAGCCTATTTCGCAGGACCCAACTTCTCAGCTCCAAGATGGCGCAGTACCGACACGCAACCAGAACCCACCGGCAGCGTGTTCCAACAGACCAATAGTGTCAATCAAGGCATGCTGATACAGATCAAACGCTTTGACGCTACCTTGGGCACTTTTGTGCTACAGACCACGCAGGTTTTTGAGGATGATGCCGCGGCCCTGTATGCTCTGGATCCGGTCAACGGCGGCCAGGTCATTCCCGCAGGCACCACCTATGCGCAGATTGATCCCTATAACAATCTCACCGGTGCCATACTCATACTTGAACGTGTGGCC